TTAACGCTCACTGATCCAATACAGCAGGTCACTTAACAGCCACCCGCAGGATTTCAGACCAATAGACTTACGCAGTGGAAACTGACCGACTTGCTCTAGTTTCCAGGCCGTTGAACGGGATACAGATGTAATGTGCTGACGCTCTTTTTCACGTACGAGGCGATCATGAGGTTCGCCATTGTTGCGTAATACCTGTAAGCGTTCTTCTGATGTTGGACTGTTGAATTTTGCTTTCATACTGCCTCCTTTGTTTCGATGGATGCAGCATGGCTCAAGCAGGCGCTAATATAAAAGAAGTTTACGGCTTATTAAGGTGCACATTGCTTATTGTGGTGCTTACAGTGGCTTGATGTGGTTTTTACGGTGGCTTAATGTGGGAACTTTAAAATACATTTGAGGCTTCTTAAATAGAATATTCGATGTGTTTACCGTTTTTCCTTTGCGTCATTACGTTTTTAGTAAAACCTGAAACATAAATATTGAAAAGGTTAAAAGAGAGATTCATTAAGAGATATGTATTAATCATGCAACTCACAATAATGAAAAAATCTCATAAATACATTTTTCTCAATATTAAATTTTCCATTTATGGCTATACTCTATATTAGCTTTGCATAATTAAGGATTAGTCAACAAAAAAAGTTATTATAACTTTCCCACCATAGATTGCTGAGAATGATAAATATTAGAATTCATGAATAATGCTAACAAGTTTTTATATTTGCCATAAAAATAAATTACTTGAAGTATCATTGAATTGATTTCAACCAGCGGCGAATAGTTTCCGGGCTGAACTCTCGCCCAGGTAATATATCCTTGGCATCCGAATTCAACATATTCGCGATTGGTGCAGCCTCAAGTTTACCATTTTTACTTTTATAGTATTTACTTAACATTATAAATATAGCATCCCGTTCTGCCTTAGATACCCTTTCTTTAGCCCCTTTAACAATTTCTTTAGCGTTCACATTTTGATCAACGTTACTTTCTGCTCCGGGAACTACTGACTTTATATTTTGAGGTGAAACCTCAACTGTACCTTCGGTAAATAAAGACTCATCTAAAACAGCTTCAATGTCAGGTCCAACAAAGAAGTCTTCTTTGAAAATTACAAAGGAATGATTAAAAAATAAAACATGATCACTTACATTGCCATTAATAATTACTGCTCCGGGAGTATTAATAATAGCATTACGTGAGGTTCCATTTGCAATATGATACCCTTCATTTGCAAAACGAGTTATTTTAGTTGGCTTTACTTCCCAAAAGCCATATGCCAGACCTTGATAAGAAATATAAGATGAAACAATTTCATTTTGATTTTTATTTTTTTCAATTTCACATTCTTGTGGATTTAGAGGAATAAAGACCCTGTAAGCCGTTGAACCAAAAACGCTTTGGTACTCATCAGAACCTGAAGTAATATTTTCTATTTCCGAATTGTCATCCCCTTCGAATGTTCTTTTCAAGCAACATGGAACAGCATCTAATTTTACAAATAGCTTCCTCGAAAAATTCAACCAATCGCTTATAACTTTCGTAATAGATATATTTTCCCGTTCACATATGTCAGTGATTGAAAGGAAACTGCCAGTCTCGACTGCATTATTATTTTTGTTATCTAAAGTAAACAAACATCCCCCTACTAATTATATAATAAAGATAGCGCTTTTAACTATTACGTTTATCATACATGATTTCTATTAAGAGAAACATAAAAATACATCGTTTTTAGAATCAAAAAAAACAACTTCTGAATGTGAATTAAATCACAAACTGTATAAATTAATCTAAAAAAATAGATGTGTATCATATGGTGGCAATTCAAGAATCACGCAACAGTCAAAAAATACAGATGACTAGAAAACTCATTGCCTTCTGCAGCGAATGGAGAACAAAGAACCAGATTTTTGGGCAAGACAAGCATACGCCGCCCTTCTAACTATTAATGATAACCTTGCTAGCATTCTCCTTCCGAACTAGAATCAGTGCAGTAAAAAGGGATCTCACATGACAAAAAAAACATCACATACTCAGATCACCAGGACTCAAATCTACCGTGCCGTCGCCAGCTCAACCGCGATCGAAACCGGTGTCTCTGTGCAAAAAATTGAGCAGCAACTCAAACAAAATCAGGCACAGGCAAAAGCCGTTGGCCTCGCCCGTTAATCTGGCAAGATGTCGCTCACCAGTTGCATCATAGGGCTGTAGTTCCCTGAGACACCCGCCTGTATTGCCTTGAAGTAAAACGCCTTGTGCTCATCCCACAGGCTGTAATCAAGTAAGCCCTTCCCTGCCAGAACCGACAGCACATCGCAAAGTAGCCGCGACAGACGCCCGTTACCTTCTCTGAATGGGTGGATCAAAATAAACTCCACATGGCATTCAGCCAGATAACTTACCAGCTCCAGGCGAGCCAGGGATTTGAGTTCACCAGACCGAGAAAGAAACTGCTTCTCGAAGCCATCAAGCAGCAGCGGAATCCTGTCGGCAGCCGCAAACTGAAAGCCATCCTTAGTTAGATTGGCATTACGCAGCCTCCCCGCCCAGTCGTACACATTCCCCAGCCATTTGCGATGCCACCTGCTGATGTGCTCAAAAGCCAGCGCCTCAGGCGGCTGGCCCTCAATAAATAGCTGCTCATACAGCATCAGCAGCAAGCCAGACTCCAGCGCCTCCATTTCCTGTTCATCAATAAATCCCAGCTTATTAGCCAGCACTAAGTCTCCAGAGCCCGGCTGATAGCGCTCCTCTGCAGAATTAAGCTCATATTTTGACAAGCTCTTACCTCCGCCCAAACAAGTTCACAACGTTGTTTTCCTGCTGCCGTTGATAGTTATTAACTCGGTCTTCCCAGATCTCAAGCGCTCTGCGCTTTTCAGTCAGGTAATCATAACGGTCATAGTGTTTCGAGCTGACATCATTCAGAGCGTGATTCTGAATACGGTCGCGGATCTCTTTGCTGATCCCCGCCTCCCCCATCAGAGTCTTACAGGTCCGACGTAAATCTCGCGCTGTGAAAACTTTAAACTCAGGATTAAAAGCTCGGAAATACATGATGGAACGCGCCAAGCTATCAGTACGTACCGGTCGATCTCCATTGGTCGAGAGTGGGAAGATATAGGGACTGTTGCTTTCCTTAGTCAGTTCTTTCACTGAGGCTAATTCCTGTAGTGCCGATTCAGTCAGCGGGATCAGATGCTCACGCTTGTTTTTCGATACATCTGCTATGACCAGCAACGTCTTTTGTTGCCAATCAATAGCACTCCACTGGCTGGCAATCATTTCAAACGGACGCTGCCCACCAGCATAAACACAGAAGCGAATCAGATGCTGCATCAGCGGCCCAACGTTGGTAGCTTCGGCGAACTGTTCCATGACAACACGCAACTCTTCCAGCGTTAACCATGTATCACCCACTTTTTCCGCCGAAGACTGTTTCGGTATGGCCGAGACCGGGTTAACTTCAAGACCAAACGTGATACCTACGCTGGTATTCATCGGATCGTTATCAGCTTTCAGGCCGTAGTTAAATGCCGCCATCAGATACGAGCGAATCCGATTAGCATGCACCACCGCATCACGCTGGATAATGCCTGAGAGGATGGTTTTAATCTGCAGAGGTGTTACATCTTTCGCTTTGGTTTCTCGAGGGATAACCGTGTAGCACTCTTTTTCAAGACGCTTCAGAACATCAGCCCAGGTCCGCTTATTGTCGAGCTTCATCTTGTGAACGTAGCCATGCACCAGCTCTTCAAACGATCCTTGAGAGCGATGGATCTGCCTAATGTGCTCTTCGGCCAGGCGTTGTTGCTCAAGCTCTTGTTGGGGCTCTTTTCCTTCAACAAGCCAGGCTCCATACTTTTTCGCCAACTCATTGGCCGTCACTAGCTTCATCTCAGGCCAGATGCCCAACTGGATGAACTTCTCTTTCTTCCCTTTCTCAACGTAATAACGGAAATAAAAAACTTTGCTGCCTGAAGGCTGAACCTTAACGCCAAGTCTGCCTGTACCACGCTGTGCACTGTTGCTCCACACGTAGTACGACGTACTTTTTGTCTTTAATCCACGTATAGCAGTCTCGGTAAGATTAGCGGCCATGTGGTTACCTTTCTGAGGATAAGCGTTACCTGACCCAATGCCCATTTTGGGTCAGGTAATGGGTCAGGTAAGGATAGTACAATGGGGAAATGAGAGAACCAATCAGAAACAAAAATAACTTTATAAGTGATTGATTATAGATAATTAAAAATACAAACAGAGACAATGACGAACAATTAAAAACATACCGATTTTATGACTCATAATCGCTTGGTCGCTGGTTCAAGTCCAGCAGGGGCCACCAAATTTTAGCTTTAGATTCAGTCATTTAGGCCACTTCTTACGAGGTGGCTTTTTTGTTTCTAATACCTAATTGGCAGCAAAATGGCAGCACATTTTTTTCTATCTGCTCCATTTCTACTTACGTGCAAAAAAAAACCCACTCAACAGTGGGCAAAAATAAGAATCAAAGAGGGTTAAAAGGCTAAAACTGACTGACCATTTTTAGCTGGATGCGGCTCAACCATATTTATTAGTTGCGGTTTAGATATGAGCCTAACCACCGTTTCATGAGAAACAAATGTCAGGCTACAATTGATATTTGTGCACTGGTGATAGCGTTCTTTAGTTTCGCTAGTGACGGTAAAACTGCTTCGCGTATGTGCTGGACACCCGCATAGTGGACAATTCATCATGATAGCTCCCCCAAACAAATCCCAATTGTGAATAATTTTAAACCATAATCACAAAATGGGACATATCTATTCCATATCTAGATCATCAATCTTCACTTCCAGCTCTAGCGCCGTCGTGTACCCGCCACCGCTTAAAGAATGGGTGACCGTCGTTAGCAGCCAGTCCGCCGCGTCTATTTCCGCTTTGAATCCCTGAACCTTAACCGGCATTTCTGGGTATAACTCGGCACGGCCACGGGCCAACTGGATGGAAAATGTCGCCACTCCGCGCTGCAACTTTTGCCATGCTGCCTTTGCCGCTCTCTCCGCGTTCCCCTTATTGGCATAAGTGTGGCCCAACACCAACACATTGCCTTCGGTTCCCATCAAGTAATCCCCTTGCTTAGCCTCCGGCTCTTTAGGTTTTGCCTTACTTTTGGGTTTACGTTTACGCTTGACCGCTACCTGCTCTTTTTTCTTCGGTTCCCGCGTATTTAACCAACTGGCAGTGACACCGGTATAAGCCCCACGATCAGCCAATCCAAAGCGGTGCTGGTCACCATCACCGCGCATGATCGTGACGGCAGGGATGGGTTTGCCGCTGGCCGTTCTGCTTTGCCCTTGGCGGATAAACAGCAACTTCCCCCCTTTCACCGAAGCCATAGCACCTTCTTGCTTTGCCAACCGCGTTAAAAAGCTGCCGTCTGACTCGTTGGTTTGATCGACGTGAGGGATTTTTACCTTCTCCAGCGCGCTATCCATTGCCACATTCAGCTTGTTGCGCTTGGCAATGGTCTTCACGATGTCTCCCAGCGTTTTGTCGTGATACGAGGCCTCACGCTGAATGTTTAGGGTGTCCCGAAAATCAGCACTACGCGCACGCAAGGTCAATTTATCCGGCGCACCAAAATGCTCTATTTCATCGACCACAAACCGCCCTTTCGGGGTCAGTGCTTGACCTTTCCAACCTAGCGAGAGCACCAGTACGACGCCACGACGAGGTAACGCCAACGCGCCGTCAGCGTCGTCTAATTCAATATCCAGTTGGTCCGCTTCAAAGCCACGGTTATCCGTCAATGTCAGCGACATCAAGCGCTTTTCAATGTTGGCGGTAATGTCTTTGCCTTCCATCATCAGGCTGAACGCGGGGGCACTTTCCTGCCCCCTCACCCAATCCATCGCGATCATGGCAGCATCCCACTTAATGCACCGGTTGCACTGTCTTTCATCTGCTTAAGCTGGTCAGATAGATCGCCAAACATTTCAGCCAGTGATTCATCCACACGCTTTAGCGTAATGGTGAACTCAATCTGGCGCGCCGAACCATCGCTAAAAAAGACTTTTTTGGTTTGGTTGATACTCTCAATCACAAACATGCCGTAAATCGTCCCCGCCCCATCCAACAAAGACCATGCTTTGCCGGTTTCCGCCATCATCTCCAGCGTCAACATAGAGAGCCGACCACCGGTTAAGGCGGGGAATAGCTGCCCTGTCAGCGTCACGGTGTCAGTATCCGGTCCCAAAAACTGCGACGAGGGACGCAGACCCACTCGGCTATTCGTCGCGTGACGCCATGCCTTTTGCAGCTGTAGCTCCTGATAAGGCACCGTTTTCAACATAAACACAAATAATCCCAGCGTTAGCATCATCAGAAAATCCCCCTGTCACTAAATCCACTGCGCGCCCGCGCCTGCTGTTTACGATCCCGCTCATCCATTGCCTGCATCACCATGCGCGCAATATCCTGCGGCGATTGATTTGGCGCGGCGTGAATATGGATCTCGGTGTGATTACCTGCCGCCGGTGATGTACTGGCCGCCTTGACCGCTACCACCGGCGCAGACCGATACTCTGCCGCCGGTAGACTGAACGGATGAAGAGGCGCAGCTGCCGCAGGAACAACCGCACTCATCCCTAGCGCAGCCACTGCCGCCATAACCGCCGTTTGTTTTCGCCCTGTAACACGCGCTGGGCCGTTAACCAATTCAGGCCCACGCTCGCCAACGATGCCAAACTGACCAGATGGAATGGTGCCACCACTGTCATACATTCCCGCAAAGCCCAGCCCCGACGGACTCGGGATTGGCTCACCATGCGCCCCGCTCACCGGTCCCACTGCTTTATCTGATTTCATCCAATCAGGCAGATAGTTGGATAACGATGTCAATTTGGCTTTCAGGGTTTCCCACTTCTCATTAATTCCCGCCATCAGGCTGTCGATCATATTGCGGCCAGCCTCGACAAACTGCGAAGGTAGCGCTTGAACACCGGACACAATCTCCGTCCATTTATTCGAGATAAACAGGGTGATAGCGTCCCATGTCTCACGGGTCCACTGGCTAATACTGGCCCACAGCGCCTTAATTTTGGGTCCCAACGTGTCCCAGTTCTGCCAGATATAAATTGCGGCCATCGCAATGCCCGCCAGAATTGCCAGCAGAGGATTGGCTAACATCGCACGCCCTAACCACAACACTGCCGTACCGACAAAGCGAAAGACTTTAGCCAAACCACCGAGCAAACCGATAATGCTTGGCAGCTTCATTCCCAGCAAACTGAGTCCAAAGCGTAAAGCAGCATAAGGCCCAAGCAGCCCAGCCAGCGTGATAGCAAGCCCACCAAACCCTGCTAAAAGCAGAGATGCACCTGCGGCGGCTTTAACGAACCCACCGGCCAGACGTGGATTTTCTTCAACAAAACGGCGAAAGGCACCGGTGGCACGCTTTGCTAGGTCGATCACTTCTAGAAGTGGATCACGCAACGTTTCACCCAGTGAAGCAAAGGTGTTTTTGACGCCGGTTTGCAACAGTAAGAACTGGGAAGAGAGAGAATTTTTATCAATGTCAGACTCACGCTGCATTGAACCTTTGGCCCCTGCTTTCTGCGTTAGGCCGAGCTGGCGAATAAATTCATCAATGTTTAGCCCCAGCTTCTGCGCATCATCGCCAAACTCTTTGCCAAACAGCTGCGTCATCACACTCAGCTGTTTCTCTTTGGACAATCCCTTGATGCGCCCCAATACGTCCTGAATGGTTGCCACCGCATTATTGGCAATGCCTTTTTCCAATTTATTCGCATTCAGGCCCAGCGTGTTCATTCCCTGAATAAAGCGTTTGCTCTGCATGGAGGCGATCCCCAATTCACGCACCATCGCCTTACTCGCTGACGCAGCCACCTCTGGCGCGGCACCAAGTGAAAGAAATGTAGATCCCAACGCCGCCGCCTGTTTGTAATCCATTTTGTCGGCAATATCGCCCATGCGCTGCATCACGTTGATGATGTCCGCACCTTTGGATTGCGCGTTATCGTCCAGATAGTTGAGCGTGTCGCCCAGCTCTTCCAAATTGCTAATAGGGATTTTGTACAGAAACGCAATCTTGCCGAGATCTTCCGCTAACTGGTCGGCAGGCATTTCAAAGGCTTTGGATGCCTTTGCGGATACAGCGGCAAAATTTAATAGGTCTTTTTTCTGCTTCGCCCACGGGTCGCTGTCGTTAGTGACCCCCATACGCGCGCCACCTTCCACCAACGCAGCAATATCAGCCGCGCCGTTCGCCATCGGCAGCGTTTCACTTAGGTGCTGGATGTCTTTTTGCAGTTCGTAATACTGCGCCGTGCGTCCCCCCTTATCGTCCAATAGAGCATTGACCTGCTTGGCCACGCCTTTCATGGCGTCCTCAATCTGGCTGTAACTTTTTACCGCCCCAAGAACCGGCGCACCGATGGCTAGCCCTGCCGCCGTCGATGTTGCTCCCGCTCCGGCAATCCGGTTGCGCATGTCCAGCGTTTTACCGTATTGGACCTTAGCTGCAGATAGTTTTCGCTGTTGCTCTCCGGCACGTTTTAGCAACCGCTCCTGTTCTTTTAACTTTGCGTTGTAGCGCTCGGTCTCAGACGTGATCCGCGCCGTGGCTTGTTCACCACTTTTGGCCGAAATACCCATGCGATAAAGTTCAGCGCGTGCTTTCCCCATTTGAGCCACGCCTTCACGCTGCTTAGTCTCCAACTTATTCACGGCGCGCCATTGTGCCTCTAGCGCCTGCGTCTGTTTCTTGGTCGGGTTTTCCAGTTGGGACAGCTCACGCGTCATCATTTGCGCTTTTAGCTTGGCCTGCTCGAGCTCGTTGCCCGTCTGGCGAACAGCATTAGATAGCGCATTAAATGACGTGAGTTTTTGACCGGCTTCATCAAGCCGCTTGAGTGCATCGCGGGAATTTTTGACATCTTGGGCCAGCGCTCGCGTGCTGGCCTGTGCCATTTTGAAAGGTCGGGTTAGTTTATCAACGGCATTGAGGACCACCTGCAGCCGCAAATTTTTATCACTCATCACTCGCACCACTACGTAAAATAGCTCGGTGCCGCCACTCCAGCAGTTCAGGCAGTGACATGTCGTCAGTGACGGCAGGTGACCAGTGGAAAATGGTGGCAACGTCCGCCACCAAGTCTTCCACCATTAAGCTGTCGGGATATCGGACTTCACCCGATTCGGCAGCAAAAAAAGCACCACCTCCGTACTCAAGGTGATCAAGTCCGCCGGATCGAGCATCAGGACTTCGGCGCGAGTGAGAGCAGGCGTTGTCACACGCGGCAAAACCAGCGTCATATTGTCCACATCCATTTCCATCAACGCTTGCAGACGGCAACCGCGCAATGCCCCTGACTGCGGTTTGCGCACCACAATTTGCGTGATAGTGGTGTTTCCGCGTTGAATCGGCGTATCTAAATCCACGGTTTTTTCGGTCACTTCGCCGGTAGCAATATCCACGGTTACAGGCGATGCCGCGTCGTTTTTCTTCGTCGTTGTCATAGTGATCCTACTTAATGAAATAAGCGCGGCGCTAACCGCGCATTAAATGAGAATTACAGGCCAATGGCCGTGCGGTGCGCTTCTAGCAAATCAACGCCGTTTGCGCGCTCAATCATGTTGATGGTGTCAACTTCGATCAGCTCTTCGCCGTTAATCGTTAATTTGTAATACGTCGGTGAGAAACTGACTTTGGTCGTTGAGCTGTCGCCCTGCTTGGTATCACCGCCATCAATTTCTTTATGGCGTCCACGCACCACCACTTCGACGGCCTGCACTTCGGCGGAATCATCGCGCTGAATGGAGCCGGTAAAACGCAGCATCACCGCGTCCGCCTTCGCCGCCCCCCACTGCTTAAACAGCAGCGACTCCGTGCCGCCCAGCGTAAATTCACACTCCAGCGCACCATCATCCAGACCCAGATCAACATCCGCCGAGCCGTTCATGCCGCCGCCACGGTATTTTTCAAACTTACGGGTCAGCTTTGGCAGGGTGAAAGATTCCACAATCCCCATCCAGTTGATGCCATCGCTAAACATATTCAGATACTTAAACTTACGAGGTAATGCCATTGGTCGTTCCCCTTAGCCTTAAGCCTTCACCTTTGATGTGAAATCCATCAGGTACGAGTCAGTGATACGCTGGCGTAACATCAGGTTTTCCAGCGGAGGGACGGGGGTATAGTCGTAATCCAGCAACAGCTTGCCCGCCTTTAGGGTTTCTTTGGTATTGCTATCAGGATCGAGATAGCAACGCCCACCCAGCAGATACCCCCCAGAGACCATTTCACGCAGCTTGGCGTTAATGCCCTCGATAATGTCGCGCACCAGCGATGGCGTCAGCGGCTTATCAATCGCCCACATATGGGCTTCGGCCATCGTGTCAGCCAACACCTGTGCGGTACGGGTGTAACATTCAAAGGCAAACAGCGGATCATCTGAGCAACAGCGGGAACCCCAAAAGCGAAAACCGTCTTTGCGGATAAGCGTGGTGATATCGTTCTGGTTGAGTAATCCGGCTTCGGTGGCAGGATCTTGCAAATCCCAAAACACATCTGCGGATAGACCAGTGACGCCATTCACGCCGACGTTAGACAGGGATTTATGCCAGCCTGTCTCCTCGTCAATTTTGGCTCGCAGTCCCAACGCGCGCGCCGTCGCAAAAGCGGTGGTATCGGCATTGGTCACCGTGTCCCAACTGATAAAGTCCGGCCAGATCAGCATCAGCTCACGCTGGCTGAAGTTCTCACGATAGGCGATCACCTCTTCGATAGTTTTGCAGCCATAGGCGCTGGCATAGGCAAAGGCGCGCAACTGCTGCGCAATCGCGGCCAGCTCGGTAGTCACTGCCTGCGTATCATGTGCAGGAACGCCCAGAATGCGCGGTTTTACACCCAATTGAGCCTGTGCGGCCAATAGCGCTTTCAATCCGGTTTTCTTACCTTCTGCAGTGACCGAGCCAATAATATTGGTCGTGGTTTCCGCCTCTGTTTCGCCCTGCTCTACACGCACTACGACCACAACGGGTTTGCACTGGTCCGCAATCGCATCCAAGGATTGCGCTAGTGTGCCGGTGGTGCCTGCTTTACCGATTGCGGTTAATACATCCGTGATAAGCACGGGCTTATTGAGGGGGAACGCGGTTTGGTCCGCATCGTCGCCAGTGCAAACCATCCCAATGATGGCCGTACTGACAGTAGTGATGGTGCGCGTGCCTTCGTTAATTTCTTGGACACGTACACCGTGGTGATAATCTTGAGCCATAAAGCGGATCTCCTGTTCAGGTGTTCCGCTATGGTGAAAGAGAGGGGAAAAAGAATCATGCAGTGGGCATTGTGACAACGTTGGCACAATACCCAAAGGGATCACACTGCGGGGAGTTCCGGCCAAACCACATCAGGTGCCGCTGACGTATCGACCCGACTCAGTAACACTCGGTATGTACGCCATGCCGTCAGACTGACTTCTTCCGCTTCTGTTGCCATTCCTAAATCAACCGCATCTTGTAGCGGCGTAATTTTTTGATTGGCCTCGGCCATAAGCTGCGCTCGGTTTTCTTCGGCCTGAGCGAGCAATTCAGATTTAGGCACCACGCGAGGCGCTATCTTCTTACCGTCAAAAATCCAATTGCCATCGAGCCGATCGGGAAAATCTTTTGGAATTGCTTTTTTGCTCACTTCCGCAATGGAGAGATTTTCAGGGAATAACTCAACCGCGTTGTAGCTTTGCTGACGGATAACCCCATCTGCTTGATAGGCGATTTTTAGCTTTTCCGCACTTAATTTTTCACGCACATCATACCAATCTTGACCGTCCTCAGACTGGAGATGTAGCGCGCCATCCTCCGCGCGTTCTGTTTCGCACCGTGTGAAATTTTTATAAATCATGCTGTCTTTCCCCCTTACGCAATGTTTTTCCAAGACCCGCCGATATATTTTTGAATGCGACGGAAATAGACCCGAGAAATATAAAAACCAACGCCGCCGCCTGTAGGCTTGGTGGTTCCCACGATGGCGGTGATACACGCGCCTAAAGGAATACTGGCCTGCCCTGGGTAAGGAATATCTTTATATTCTTCGGCACCCATCTGTAGGTTGTTGATATACCGCGCATCAAAATTGTTGTAATTGCTAGGTATTATCTGGCCTGCAAATCCCAACGTTGTCGTGTTCCAATAGCCATACATTCGGCCATTAGCATATAAATCCACTTGACCATCGACAGAGCTGCGCAAGCCTGAATCGTTATCACCAATATTTATCGCAGCATTTCCAACACCACCGACCTGTAATGTATTTTTCACGGTCAGATTTCCATTAAGGGTGCCACCACCAATAGGTAGCGCCCCTACCGCACTTGCGCTAGGTGGATTATTTTTGCTGTAGATATAATCCCACACCGACCATTTGTTTGAGGCTACATCGTAGATACGACTAAAGACGACAGAGCTGTTATAAGGCCGGTATTCTTGAGTGCATCCGTCATTACCATTTGCACCATTTCTCATAACGCATAAGCTACCGGCTGAATTGACAGGGTAATTTAATGCAGTTGTGGCATTTGAATTTGTTGATTGAAAGTAGAACCCCTGTTTTGTCCCTGTAAGTGTATTTAGGTTCGTTCCTGTTGGTAGAATGCCATTGTCTGGAAATGCTCGAATATCACTTGCCGAGGGTTTATTTAATGGTCCATAAAGTTTTTGAATACGCTTAACGACAATAGCACCATCGCTTTTGTTCACCGCTAGCCATTCAACGGATAAGTTCCCTGCAGAATCAACAAAGAGGTTGGCGGTTAATCTCTGTTTGTTATCACCGTTCGAACCATACGATAAGTGAATGCCCGTTCCATAACCGCCAAAATGACTATTTGCAGCGCCGCCACCTTGATTAAAAAAGGTATTGCCAATACTGGTTGGCGATAAGATATCGCTATCCACCATACCCACACCGCTCGCCCCCAACCCCCACGCGCCATTTATCATCAATGCATTAGGGGTATTATCCGTAATAGATTTTTGAACGTTGGAAGTTGCAGCTGTGCCAAGCGCTAAATTCTTGCGTGCCAGTGGTTTATCGCTCAGGTCAGACAGATTTTTATCTTTTTCTAGGCGCGTATTAGCGTTCTCGTTGGCCTTTCCCGCATTTTCGTCGGCGGTTTTGGCGTTTTTGTCAGCCTCGGCCGCTTTGTCATAAGCGGCTTTAACCGCTTTCGGCGTAGCGGCTAATGTCTCACTGGCGCTATTGGTGGCACTGCTTAGCTGAACAATCCCTTTTTGAGCCGTGCTCGCATCCTGCGCGGTGTATTTGCCGCTTGCCAAATCATAAGCCGCTTTGACGGCTTTCGGCGTGGCGGCCAATGCCTCACTGTCGCTATTGGTTGCGTTGCTAAGCTGGGTAAAACCTTTCTCTTTGAGCGTGGCGGCAGGATGGCGGCGCGATTGCTCATGCTCCAACAATTTTTCATCGACGTATTCCTGTGTAGCAAGTACCGTCGAGCTGTCGATCAGCAAATTGACCGTGTCCATATCACTGACAATCAGCACCATGCGCAGGGTCTGCGCACGGCCTGAGCCCTCGGATAATAGTGGCTTATAACTCTCAGCCATGTTACTGACCGCAATCAATGCGCCGGTGTCGTCATACAACCCAAGCTCACGCATCCAAAATCCGCCAACTTCCGGCGGGATCACCAACTCGGCCACCAAATAATTTTTTTTCTTCGGGTCGACGATCACTTTGTTGAGCGCGGCGCGGTGCTTTTCTGCAATCAGCTTGGTTTGTGCTGGATCAGGCGTGGGCAATGAACCACCGCCATCCCCCACGGCCATGTGGGTGAGATTGATTTTTGTCCCGCCAGCGGTGGCGGCGGCAATCTTGGCCGCGCCGATTTTGGTCAGTACCGCTTTATATTTTTGTCCCATCGGGTTAGCTCTCTTCGTCAGGATAAACGGTGATAATGTCGCCGTCGTATACGGCGGCACCGGTATAGGCATAGCCCGCCACGTCTTGAATAATCGTCAACCCTATCAGGTGACGACTGACCGGCTTAGCGTCGGCAATCAGGCGTTCCATTTCCTGATACATCGCCTCGTCAATGCCACTTTCCAACACCCCGATATCGAGCCGGAATGTGCCTGCAGGATCATTGTTTTCCCACCACTCGCTGACGTTAATCAGATAGCCCAAAGGTTCAACCACGCGTCGAATGGCGCTGATGGTGCCTTTTCGGCTATGGATATAAAACGCATCGGCCACCACTTGCCGTTTGGTCTCCTCCGGCCAGTGCTCATCCCAACGGTCAACCGATCGGGACCATGCGAGATAAGGTAAAAATTCAATGGGGCAGGTTCTGGGGTTCCACAAGTCACGCAGTGGCACCTGCAGATCACTAATCCCTTTGCAGGTCTGCGCCAACCGACGTTCTAGCGTTGAAGCTCCCGACGGCAGCAGACTAGGTTCATTCATCAGATCCCCCAATCGTCACACTCCAATCGGCACAATATGCCGCCTGTGTCTTATCTAGGATCACATCCTGCTTGGGCTCAGTAAGTTCGACACGCTGCACACCCTCAACATGTAACGCGGCGTGCAAGGCTGAGATGCGGATGTCACGTCCCAACCGCCGCTGGGTACTGATGTAGTTTTTCAGGCTGGCTTTGGCAGCGGCAAGAATAGGTTCAGACTCCGGCCCCTGATAGACATACAACACCGCGCTGACGGAGTAGGAAACAATCTGTGCAGACTGAACGGTCAAGCGATCCGCCACGGGGCGCACGTTCTCATCATTCAGGGCATTTTTGACCACAGCCAATAATTCGGCATCTGCCTGACCGTCCCCCGCACGCGCCAACACGGTGACCACCACCTGCGCAGGTTCGGGACTAATGGCGCTCACATCGGCCACCCGCCCATCCGCACTCAAAGCGTGATACTGATAAGACGCCGCTGGCCCCGCAACGGAGAGCCCTTCAAAGGCGGCAGGAATGCGGGCGCGTAAATCGGTATCGGATTCCATCACCGCATCCACTGGCGGAATGGTGTCCGTGTCAGCAGGCGTCACCACCAAGCGAGTCACATCGTTGTTGGCGGCAAGCTGATCCAAGTCACCGCCGAGCGCATACGCTACCATAACCGCCTGCGCGGCCTCATTGACCCGCTGGCGCAGCAGTAATTCACGGTAGGCATTTTCCTGCAGCAACTTAACGATGGGCTCGGATTCCAGCTGCAATGTGCGCCGCACAGCGTCCTGCTCATCAGGTGGGTACAATGACACCAGATAGTTTTTGCGCTCAGTCAGTAAGGTTTCAAAATCCAGCGCCTCAACCACATTAGGGGCAGGCAGCTGCGACAAATCAACGGACGCCATCAGGTATTTTCTCCCAGTGAAATAGACAGACTGGCGGGACTGCCATCGGTTCGCACACCCGACAATTCAACGGTCATTACGCCATTCATTTCCGTATTAATTTGGATACGTTGCAGCTGAATGCGCGGCTCCCAGCGGCTAATGGCGGTATAGCTCGCGGCCATTACCTGCAGCTTGACCGCGTCGTTTTGCGGCCAGTCGATAAGCTCCGGCAATAACGATCCATATTCACGACGCGCAAGACGAGAACCCACGGGGGTCACCAAAATATCCCGCACGGATTGCCGTATATGCTCCAGCTCGGTAATGCGTTTGCCGGTTAGCTGATTCATACCCAGATATTTCATTTCACTGGCTCCCCAGAGGTATCCCCGCCCGACTTCACGCCGTCGTGTTTATGCGCATCGACTACAACACCGTTAGATGAAAGTTTGCCGCCGCTGTGAGTAATATTCCCGCTCATGGTCCCGCCTTGGGTGACGGACATTTGTGGTGTTTCCAGCAAGGTGGCACAGCGTACTTTTGGCGTGTCAAAAAAGACTTCTTCTGACGCGACCAGCACCAGTTCCTTGATACCGCTTATCAATAATTTGCTGCTTTCAGGGTCATATTCGAAATGAGCACCATCAGGGAACGTCACCACCAACGCATTTTCAGATTGGGACGGCGGCGGGTTTTCGTCGGAATAGATAGCAGGCAGCGCAAAGGCCGTGGTTAGTTCGCCCCCAATGGCAAGCAATAGCACCTGCTCCCCTATCGATGGTTTCCACCATGTGCGCGCAGCTCCCGCGCGCATCGTCAGCCACGGTATCCAGCCAGTTTGGTTTTCTCCGGTAGCTACACGGCACAGCCATTTATCCGCATCGACTTCAATAATGCAGCCGGTGCGGATCATGTTGCGTAGTAGGCGTAGGAGTTCGGTGATTTGTGTGTTCATGGGGGTAGCGTGCCATGAGCTGGAACAAGGGTGCATTCGTTATGAATTGTCTAATAGATAGTACAATGCACTTGCGCACTGTGCAGCAGTGCATTACTATGTACATATAATAAAAAACGAGGAAGGTGTGAATGAAAAAAATGCAGTCAATTCACAGCTTTCGGGATCAGTGGCTAGAGGACTTTTTTATGTTCTCTAAACAACATAAAAAAATACCTCCCGATTTGGATACGGTATTGGCCCGTAAGCTAGACATCATAAATGCAGCAGTTACATATAAAGATTTGCGTTCACCACCCGCAAACCGTTACGAAACATTGAATCCCCCATTAGAGGGATACTCATCAATAAGAGTCAATGATCAGTATCGTTTGATTTTCAAGTGGGATGATGGGAAAGCAGTGGATTTATACTTTAATCCCCATACTTACAAAAAACACAGATGATATGTTGGTCAGGCTACGACAATAGCCTGACCAATCTAGAAACTAACAGAACAACCCTAATTAGCTGATAATCATATATTTAAAGAAAAAACTTAACTGCCCTATAAAACTTAACTACTTAACTACTTAACTACTTAACTACTTAACTACTTAACTACTTAACTACTTAACTACTTAACTACTTAACTACTTAACTACTTAACTACTTAACTACTTAACTACTTAACTAAAATACTCAAGGAATCTGGCATGGTACAAGCACAACGCAAACCTACCACTGTAGGCGACGTATTGTTGTACGAATATCTGGAGCCTACTGGTTTAAAAATCGTCGAATTAGCCGATATGCTACAAGTACATAGAAATACCATCAGCGCTCTAGTGAATAACAATCGTAAACTAACTACTGATATGGCTTTTCGTTTAGCAAAAGCATTTGATACTACAGAAGAATTTTGGATGAACTTGCAAAAAAATGTTGATATATGGGAAGTCGAAAATGACACCAGAGTCCAAGAAGAGATCAGTAGGATTACAACATTAGATGAATTTTTGAAACAGAGAGACGCCCATAAAGCAGTAGCATAACAGTCAAAGCCCGCATTGCGGGCTTCGTTCATTCTGCAATCAAGCCTCTAATCATATCGCTGACAATCTCAATATCACCACTGTTTATCCCCAGCAATTTCCGCTGCGGATACTTCACCACCGGCCCGCGTTTCCCAAGCCTTTCATGCAGGCCGTACTGGTGAGTCGCAGCGATCCGTTCAATGCGGCTATTGCTAAAACTCACTTCCGCCATATCGGATGTGGCTTTGGTTTTCAGATAACGCGCCGTGCGGATTTTAGTGAACATCTTGCGCTTAACTCGCCCTTTTTTGTCACGCTTTTGCGGCTTGCGTGCCTCATAGGGTGAACCGTCGGGGTTTCGCTGTTGCTGGATACGTTTCTGTTGAGACTGGCGCAGCGTTCGCGCCCATTGCTGGGTCAGCTTGCGCCGTTGAGCTGGCGTGAACTTTTCCAGCAGCCCAACTATCCAGTCTTCCAACTGAATAAAATCACTCATTGCCAGCCCCACTCGTCAGGATCTGCAGGGTTTGGTTCACCGACGGCCTCGACGACCATTTGGCCGTTTTCCTCTTTGATGATCACCCGCTCGGTTAGTTTGAGATCAATACTGATATCACTGGTCGTGTTATTGAGAATATCAGCCTCAAAGGTAAAACCGTCTTCACGGCGTTCTGGATTAGCCAAAATGTCCGGCTGATGTTGGGTTAACCATCCCAGTATCGGGGCCATCAGCAGATTTTGGTCACCCGCAAAATTCATCACAATCACGTTCAGCGTATAGCGATATTCAAACGACAACGATGTAGCCAACGTTGAAACGACGCTGCCGCTATCAATAAAAATACTCAAGCATTCTGGGTTATTCGCAATAAACGGCACTGACTTATTCAGTGCCTGCCGTAAAGACTCAGGCTTTTTCATTATGGTTTTCCTGACAGTCCACAATCATATCGACCTTAGCGGCACAGACAGCCCAAGCGACCTCTGCAGCATCACCATCGTCACGCAAATCACCGTTAGTCTTTGGCGCTCTGGCGGGTAGCTGGCAGCGCGTCACTGTCGGACAGGTAAGCGTGATAACCTGCGGCCCCGACAATGGCGGGGCGCTGTTGCAACCGGCTAATGTCAGCAGGCAAAGGAGTGTCAGCCCAGCTTTTAAGTTCCGCATTTTCATTGATGAGTTCCTTAATCCGCTTGTCTTTGGTTTTCACTGCAGCGCTCAACGCCTCGGCCTGTTGCTGCAACCTCACCTGATAGCGATCATTTGCTTTCGCCATCACGTTGATGGCCATCAGTTGATTGTTTTTATCTGCCACGCTTTGCAGTGCCTGTTTGAGATCTTTTCCTTGCTGGCTGACCGTATTGTGCGCCCTATCCAGCCGCCACGATTGGAACAGCAACGCGCCCAGCAATACCGACGCAATTACCATCAGTACGCGCATCACCTGACTCCTTTCATACAGTGCGCCTGCTCCCGCGCGCGGCGGTTCTCTAGCCCTTTATTTTTAACGCCGTTAACGTAGACCCAGCGCGGTAACTGCGCACAGGCTCGCCGCCAGTCTCGTCCGTTAATGAAATACGCCAGCGTTGAACGACACGCGGCTGCGGTGCCAACGTTAAAGCCAAAACTCACCACGGCGTCATAGACCGGTTGGGGCATGTTGACCGCCATACAGCGATCAATTGCCCGTTCAGTTTTGGCAACGTCGGCCACCAGATTTTCCGCCACCTGACGATCGGTGATTGCACTCTTTGAGGTCACGCCCGCCGTGTGTCCAATGCCATTGGTCCACACACCGGCACTGCACTGGTATGGCGTCAGACGGCATCCTTCAAAATCGGCTATCAGTCGCAAACCATCGTCTGACACCTTCAAATTCTGAGAGCCTGACACAAAAGCAACCAGCGCCAGAATGACTCCCACTGCACAGCGTTTAACGGTTGAGCTGTTCATAAATATCCTTACTCAGTGCGTCGGTCTTATCTTTGAAAAGCTGAAAGGTTTTGCGCCGGTAGTACCAATTGACAAAGAAGGTGCCAAACCCCAACACCGTACCGGACAGAAAGGCCACCTCTTGCACATTCAGCCCGCCGAGCCATGCCAAAAACACCGCGAGGCAATAGGAAATAAACGTGGTGATTTTTTCCATCTGTTAGTCCCATAGCTGCACGGTTTGCGTCGTCGGCACGGACACCACATCCGGCAGTTCGATCTCCATTCCGTGGGGTAAAAAAGGCCCGACCTCAGCAAGTTGCGGATTTGCAGCCAGCACAATTTCCGTCATGCCCTGTGTGCGCCCGTAGTACCGCCAACACACCGCATCCACCGTGTCGTATTGCATGGCTCTCACGCGCATTAGATAAGCTCCACCGTGATGTGGGCCTTACCCTGCAGGCGCTGGACCGCCCACTGGGCATCTCGCCAAAGCTCATCAATGCTAGACACCATGTCTTCGGCGCGTTTGCTGCCTGATTGGGTGGTGTCAATATCGGGATAACGCTCGGTTAAATTGGCCTTGGTGCGGCAATACACCGCGCGCCGATACCAGTACGTAAGTTCACTAAATCCGCCGATGGTCGCCGCAGGTACATCCACCAGATTGGCAAAGCCCAATAACTGCTGGCGTTCTTTGTATAAAGCCAGCTCGGCGTTGGTTTCACAGATGGCAGACAGTGCGGCTTCTTTCAGGCGCTCATTCGTCACGACACCATCGGTGCGCATGGCTAACCGGTAATGCTCCAGATCGACATCCGGCCAAAACGGGGTATTGGTGATAACCCCCGCCTTACCGTCTGGCTTTTCCGGTGAAACAAAATCCATGCTGTTGTCCTCTGAATAGGTAGGCGGTGGACGGGATTTTGATGAGGCTATGGCCTGTCGCCATCCCGTGCCGCCTCGCGCGTGGGCACGTTCGGTTATCCGTTGTTGACTTGGCGGGCGACCCGCTCCAGTTGCTCCATATCCTTTTTCACGCCACAGTTTTTATCGAACAGGAACGCCTGACTGATATGGTGATAAGCCAACACCGGCTGATTGTTGTCGCGTAGGCCATACGCCAGAATTTTGTGAAGTTTGGCGCGGACTTGGTCGGGCATGTCATGCACGTCTGTGATTTCCAGCGTGCGCTGGATAAGTGCCACGTCCACCGACTGCTTGGCGGCGTAGTTTTTTGTCATGGCGTCAGCGATTTCTTCGGCCACGGCGCACGCCGTTTGTCGGTTATAGAGCGATGGCATCACCAAACCGTGTTTAAGGGCATATTCGGCAATGTCTAATGCGCCACTAAAATCACCGGCATCCACCCGCCAGATCATGACGTTCATTAGCACATCATCCTGCGCCCCTTTTCCGCTCTTCAACGCACCCGCCACCCAAGGTTGGTAATAGGGTAAAAGTTCGCGTTTGATTTCGGCCTTACGAATAGTGGACTGCACCCGCTTTAACCGGCGCTTGTCCTCTTCAAGTTTGAGCAACATTTGGTTGTAGGCTGATAAATTACGGAGAGTGGAGCCGCCCAACTGGGCGGACTCCTCAGCCTGAACACGCATCACATGTCGCCGTGCAGGACTCAACATAATTTACGCCTTCTTGCCGTCAGACTTTGCGGCTTTGTCGGTTGGGGTTGGCTCTTCCGCTGGCTGGGAGGCCGCTTCCTGAACAGCGCCACCGGTCACCGCGTCGGCTTTATCACCACCCAGTTTTTCCGCCAGCAACATGATGGCATCAGCCAATTTTGCGGAATCAACGCCCTCGACAATTTGAACATCGTTAGACATCATTGCGGCGCTGGATGCTGGCGCTTCCACCGCCCCCATCACGATATTTTCAATCAGTGCCACGCAGCGGTAATCCTCAACCACATAGGCTTCGTTGACCGATTCAAGGTTTTCGATACGGTCACGTTTTGGATTATCAATCACCGAGCGGCGGCGGGTGTCTTCTTGCCAGTAGATAGACAGGTTATCCAGTCGGGTGATCATCAAGGCATTCGGCGGGAAGTACGGCGCACGTACGGCTTGTAAGCCCCCCATACGTTTCTGGCTAATGATCATATCCGCGGCTAGCGCTTCACTGTTTTCCTGCTCTTTGTTGACCAGCGGGAAATACTTGTCAGCAAGCAGAGCGCGGCCACAAATCACCACCAGACCATCATCATCCTGATAAACCGGATCGATAATCTCATCAACCGCGTTCATCACCAGCGCGTCAAGGTTGGCATAGGTGCCACCTTTACCCACATGAATGACATTCTTCACGCTGCCATCTTCGTCTGTCACGCCTGCCATGACGTGTGCCGGTGCGTCTTTGCGGATCTTTTCCAGCCAGCCCACGTTCACATCCTGCAGCATGGTATTGACTGCGCGGTTAGAGGTCTTTTCGCGCTTCAAGCCGTTAAACCCGATCATGATGCGGTCCAGTGCCTGACGCTTGATAATGGCGTTACGGATACGCAGTTGGAAGTCTTGGAACTTGGCCCACATGTCCAATTTGGCGTAAGTCAGCGCGGTGTCGAAATTGGTCTGCTCGCACTTGTACTCAATATCACTGAACGCCGTCGGGTCAGTGGGTTCACGCTCTTTGTCTGCGGTATTGGTGGTGCCTGCAATGGTGGTCCCGACGCCCAGACCGAGCAGCTGGCCCGATTGTTCCGGCACAGGGACGACATTGACCAACGTCAGGAAGGCGGCAGACTGCTGGATCTCATCCTCCAGCGTCTGGTTTACCGTCGGCTCTACGGTGAACTTGGCGGACAGATCGTCCATTGCCACACCGTTGAGTTCCGCCAATCGGCTTAGAAAGGCGTTAAATGCAAAGCGGGTATTCTTTTTCATGCAGATGTTGCTCCGTTAGCAGTTAGTTTGTTCTGACGCGGAATGACTGCCACCGGCAGAAAATGGACGGCGGTTTTGATTGCCGTCTTCGGCACTTAGGCGCGTGGTCAGGTCGTCCAGTTTCTGGCCGTATTCCACCAGCCTTTCTTCCAGTTCGCCCACTTTGTCCACCTCTGCGGATAGCGTGGTGACCTGCTCCGCCGTTCTCTGCGCTTCCTTCGCGCACAGCTCTACCGCCTTATGCACATTGTTAAAGCGGGCTTCGTCGCTCATCTGCTTTTTGCTAAAGATATCCATAACGCGGTTAAAGATATTGGGCTTAGATTCCCCCACCTCTTCGAACTCGATCACGGTTTCTTCTGCCACGGTGAACAGGTTATGCGGGTTGGCTTTGCGCTGGGCCAGCGTGCTTTCACCACTGGCGCTAAAGCTCAGGCGCTGGGTGCCAAGGCTGGCGGGATCGTCGGTGACGGCAAGACCGACCAAGTAAGCAAAGCCCAAGTCTGAAAACTCGGGATCAACCTCCATCGAGGTGTAAACCTTTTGGCTTTTCTTATTGAGTGCGACCAGCTCCGGCGTGGGTTCGATTTCGGCATACAGCGCCATACGCCCAGCCAGCGCACCGTCTTTAATTTCTTCGGCAAAAAGTCCGGTGACATCGCCATAACGGCCAAATGAACCATCAGGGGAATAGGATTTGATGTGCTCAACGTTAACCCGTGCGCCGTAAACGTCTGGGTCATAGTTTTCCGCCATCTGGGTCAGCCATTCGCGCTGGATTTTGCGGCCGTCAGTCGTCGCCCCTTCCACCCCGACGCGAAAACGCTTTGATTTAGTTGCCATCTGTCAGGCTCCATTCTTGTGAACGTATCAGAGCCACTATGTTTGCGGTGATGGGGGTATGGAGACAACGCGGGGGAATTGTGGGGACGCTGGCACAATCAGCGGCAGCGGTGCAGGCGTGATTGGGTCGGTAATCTGGCCGCATGAATACGACAACGGTAAAAACTGACCTCGATCCCCGCCGTCAGGCTATGTTCCTGTACTTTCAGGGGTTACGCATCGCCCGCATTGCTGAAATGCTGGGAGAGAAGCCTGCAACCGTACACAGTTGGAAAAAGCGTGACAAGTGGGGCGACATTGGACCACTGGATCAGATGCAGTTGACTACCGCTGCACGCTATTGCCAGCTCGTTATGAAGGAGCACAAAGAAGGAAAGGACTTTAAAGAAATTGACCTGCTGGCGCGCCAGTCAGAGCGCCATGCGCGGATTGGTAAATTCAATAACGGCGGCAATGAAGCCGACCTGAATCCCAAAATCCGTAGCCGAAACAGCGGCGAACGCAAACAGCCTGAAAAAAACGCGTTCACTGATGAGCAATTGGAAAAGCTCCAGCAAATCTTCCATGAAACGCTGTTTGATTATCAAAAACATTGGTATCGGGCAGGTATCGATCCCGATATTCGTATTCGTAACCTGCTCAAATCGCGCCAGATTGGAGCCACCTACTACTTTGCCCGTGAAGCGTTACTGGATGCGCTGACCACGGGCCGCAATCAGATTTTCTTATCAGCCAGTAAAGCACAGGCGCACGTTTTTAAGCAGTACATTATCGAATTTGCCCAAGAAGTCGACGTGGAATTGAAAGGCGATCCCATGACGCTGGGCAATGGGGCCTGCCTGTATTTTCTCGGCACTAACGCTCGCACCGCGCAGAGTTACCACGGCAATCTGTATCTGGATGAGTATTTTTGGATACCGAAATTCCAAGAGCTACGCAAAGTGGCATCGGGCATGGCTCTGCATAAGAAATGGCGTCAGACCTATTTTTCTACCCCTTCCAGCCTCACCCACAGCGCTTACCCGTTTTGGTCGGGTGCCTTGTATAACCGTGGACGTGCAAAAGCGGACCGCGTAGACATTGATCTGACCCACAACCATCTGGCGCGCGGCGTTCTCTGCCCTGATGGGCAATATCGTCAGATTGTTACCGTAGAAGATGCGGTAAATGGCGGATGTAACCTGTTCGACCTCGACCAGCTACGCCTTGAATACAGTCCGCCAGAATATCAAAACCTGTTGATGTGCGACTTTATCGACGATCTGGCCTCAGTGTTTCCGCTGGCCGATCTGCAGGCGTGCATGGTGGACAGCTGGGAAGTGTGGGACGACGTGCAGCCGCTGGCGATCCGGCCCTTCGGCTATAACCCCGTATGGATTGGCTATGACCCCGCCAAGGGAACGGCCAACGGTGATAGCGCCGGTTGTGTTGTCGTGGCTCCGCCACCTGTTGCCGGTGGCAAGTTCCGCATTCTGGATCGCTTCCAATGGCGCGGTATGGACTTCCGCGCACAGGCTGAATCTATCCGCCAACTGACGGAAACCTACAACGTGACCTATATCGGCATTGACTCCACCGGCATCGGTCACGGGGTCTATGAAAACGTGAAAGCGTTCTTCCCTGCCGCGCGGGAATTTGTCTACAACCCGAATGTAAAAAATGAACTGGTCCTGAAAGCCTACGACGTGATCAGCCACCGCCGTCTGGAGTTCGACGCTGGACACACCGACATAGCCCAATCGTTTATGGCGATCCGTAAATCCGTCACCGCCAGCGGTAACCGTCCCACCTATGAAGCCAGCCGCAGTGAAGAAGCCAGCCACGCCGATCTGGCGTGGGCCACCATGCACGCCTTACACCATGAACCGCTGGAAGGCATGACCGCCACTAACACCAATATCGTGGAGATTTTCTAACTCATGAGCCGTAAGCATAAAACCAAAACCCAGTCAGTGGTCACCGCCACCCAGCAAACACCGGCAGCAGAAGCCTTCACCTTTGGCGACCCAATCCCCGTACTGGACCGTCGCGAATTATTGGATTATCTGGAATGCTCCCGCGTCGAACAATGGTATGAACCGCCGATTAGTCTGGATGGGCTGGCGCGCACGTTCCGCGCAGCAACACATCACAGCTCGGCTATTTACGTAAAACGTAATATTCTGACCAGCACCTTCATTCCGCATAAGTTGCTTAGCCAGCAGGCATTCAGCCGCTTTGCGCTGGATTATCTCGTGTTCGGCAACGCCTATCTGGAAAAACGGAAAAATCGACTTGGTGGCACGCTTTCGCTAGAACCTACGCTGGCAAAATACATGCGTCGAGGCGTCGATCTCGATACTTACTGGTTTGCCCAATATGGCTTTAACACCCAGCCGTATCCGTTTGAAACGGGTTCGGTGTTTCATCTGTTCGAACCCGACCTAAACCAAGAACTTTACGGCCTACCCGAATATCTGGCGGCTATCCCGTCTGCACTGCTCAATGAATCCGCTACCCTGTTCCGCCGCAAGTATTATCTGAACGGAAGCCATGCAGGCTTCATCATGTATATGAGCGACCCAGCGCAAAACCAGTCTGATGTAGACAACATCCGTTCGGCATTAAAGCAGTCGAAAGGACCCGGCAATTTTCGTAATTTGTTTATGTATTCGCCCAGCGGGAAAAAAGACGGCATTCAGATCATCCCACTCAGCGAAGTGGCCGCAAAAGATGAATTTCTAAACATCAAGAACGTCAGCCGTGACGACATGTTGGCCGCTCACCGCGTTCCGCCGCAGATGATGGGGATTATCCCCAACAACACCGGCGGATTTGGTGACGTTGGTAAAGCCAGTAAGGTATTTGTACGCAATGAGTTGATACCGCTGCAGCGGCAAATGCTTGAACTGAATTCGTGGGTTGGGGAAGAGGTTATAAGTTTCGAAGCTTATCAGTTGGACGTCGATGATGGGGGGATCTCAGTCTTACTTCCCTCTTCATAACGTCGCTGTGTAACGTACTCATTGCAAAAAGCCGCTAAAAGCGGCTTTTTTTATATCTTATGCCCCACAACGTTTATCGCTAGGTGAACACCTTAATCGACGGCAATTACGGCAATATGATTGTGGAATCAATCTTTCGCCATCAACAGTTCGGAACCCAAATACTTCCTCTATTTTATTCAAATCACCACTTGCAACCGTCTTACAACAAGGACAAACGGCTTCAACTTGATACGCCATATACATCTCCATATAACCATTATTTTCATAAGAGTATCTAATGAGTAAAAAGTAAAATGGGATGTAGATCTTGAAACAGAATTTCACCTTAGAATGCCTTGCGCGCAATCATAGCCCCGCCACGCCTGCCCGCTTGATCTATGGCTTTTCATGCAATTGCATGAACTTTGCCAGCCCGCACCAAGCAAGGTTTTTTCTAACTGCTTAGATCCTTTTTCGCTCATGCAGATCCATGTACAATACTGCGGTTTAGAACATGCGGAACAGATCAACATTGTAAGGTCTTTCGAAGGCTTCAATGTAATGCCTCCGATTATAGAGCAATGGTAGCCCCATCATTTACACTACGGTCGCTAAAAAATATTAATGGTATATGGGACAAATAATGTGCAATTAGATTGAGCTGCAGAATTACATCAATGCCTAATGTTCAAGATAGATTTGATATCTATTGTTAACTAACTTAATCCAGTGATGTATCGTTCAGCTCAAGTTCAAATGTGCCACCTTTTCGCGGCATAACTTGATCTACCATCTTAATAAAACGATTCCATCCATATCCATTGGCGATTGCCAAACGCTGGACCATTATTAAAGAATGTAAGTGCTGGGATAACATCGGATTACCCACATCATCAGTAAGCCATTGGTGCATTTTGCTTTTTCGCTGACCATTAGATTGTTTAGGTGTTTTTTTCTCAAGTTCTTGAAGAATAGAATCACCAAGACGTTCATATACAAGATCTCTAGTATAATGAGCAACTACACTAAATCGATTCTTGCTCATGCCGCTCCAAGGCCAATTTCTCAACTTATAAATATTTTCATAAAACTCATCTGGGAATTTTTTTGCCCACGCAGCAAGCTCTTTGCTAATAATTTTATCCAGATAAGCTTGCAATGCATCTTTGGGGCGGATTTCTTGGTAACCTGTAGCCTCATCGACTAGGGCTATAATTCCGACTTTTGCAAGTGAGCGAACTAAGATTTCAGCTTTTTGTGCCGTATCCATTTGATTAGCTTTTAAAGCTCCACTCTGACGGGCTTTTAGATACACGTCACAAACCAATGGCAAAATTGAAGCGTCATAACCTTCAAGCTCAGCACCTGAATTGTCCAAAAAACGTTCGCGTTTGATCACCTCCATAAGATCGTGATTTATATATGGAACTAGGTTTGCAGCATCCATGAAAGCAGGGAGTATGATCTCACCATCAAGTGTAGCTCTTACACCACGACTTGGACGGCCTAGAGCTTTAAACACTGACGATTGAGAAATTATCCGCTTCCCATTATTTAGAACTGCCACTTCCAGCTCAGTGTCATTGATCTTTAAAACACCCTCAAATTGAGCCGATGGAAGACTTTTTTTGATTCTTTCCCAGCGCTTGTTGGCTGCATTCTGGGCGACTACCTTCCGCTCATTGGCCGTCAATTTCTCAGCTCGAGCTTTACCGCCTTTAGATTGGGGTGATTCATCTTCAATAGTCATGCTGAAATCCTTGGATATGTGATGTGGCTATTATCATCATCAAAACGCAAATCAGCAAGCAATACTTGCAATAATGCTTGCAAAGATAACACAGCTATTCACTCAAACCAGACTGCTAGATTTAGTTGTGATCTACCCACAAAACCTGTCAGATCAACTCTTAGCAAATACATATACCCCCTACTTGTAATTTAGCATTACTAAAAAAGGCGTTTTTAGCCAATACTATTTTTCTTATATTTCATTACCATCTTATTATTTCTAACTTGGCAATCATCGAACTTCCCTCTCGTTATTTTTTCTATTTCATCACATTTAGATTTTATTAATTTCTCTGAGGGGTTGGAACGACTGAGAGTTAAGATTGTTTTAACGGTTGCTAGTTTGTCCTTATGGTTAGCGCAAGCATAATATAAATTACACAAACTGTTATTCTGAGTGAATTCTTCAACATTTTTATAAAGTCTTTGATAATTGCTTTCTAAGTCAGGAAAATCAGAAAGACTTCTTACGTAGCCTTTAAGTTTTGGAGTTGGTAAATCTTCTACCGTGGAAGAACAGGCTTCGCTAAAAGTAGATTTCAGATTTTCTACCCTTCCTAACAAACTTTGAATTTCTTGTGCTGATGGCAAAGGAGAGAATGTACAAAGCTTTTCAATATACCAGTTGCTTGTCATTCCTTTCTCACCTCGAGAATGACGCAAAACATCAACATATAAATCCCAACTTTGAGTTTTTTGGGCTTGATATAAATATGTCAAAATCGTGTTTGGAAATCCCTTATACAAGTGATCCGTTTTATTTTTAATCGCTTGAATGTTTTTAGTAAGCTCACCATGAATATCTGATAGAGAGAGAAAATTCTCTTTATAATAGATGAGTTTTTCTATATTTTCTCTTCTATCAATCTCAGCATCTATTCTATTTTTTTCCTGAATAAAGTGAGTGTGCCCCTTAAAGTATTTCTCACTACAAAATCCACCAATTAAACCCTCTTTACCTTCTTTTGTAACCCCTACATATCCACGTTGATGCTTTTGCCCACAAATACCGTGTTCTGTTTTAACTTGGCATTTAACACTCTCACTAAGGTGATAACGACCTATAAGGGAGCTAAAGCTATCTACTGTAATCTCTAAATTTTCTGAAAAATTTGGCCGAGATGTAATCTCATCGACATTTGCAAAAGACTCTGAACTATTAATCATTTCATATCCTTATTAGTACATGCTGTTTGCTTGTGTATCTGTATAAATATACACCTCTAATTATTATTGGGCAACGCAGTTGAAGCATCAGTTATGTGCATTGATTAACAGATTCGCCACTGTAAGGTACTTTGCATATGTATTCTAAAGGCCGTTTGTAACGGCCTTGTTATTCCAGCTTATTACCACGCTGTACGATTGAATTGGTGATAGGTATGCAACCCGTTTTTATCCTCTTCCCAAATAGCCCAGCCTAATTTGTATTGCCTAATGTAGGCATTGATGATTGCAGGACTCACCTCTTCGTAATTCAAATTTCTTGCAGCATTCAGGATTGATTTAATTTTTACTATCCTGCGCCCATTACTTTGGTGCTCGATAACAGAGTTAAAAATCATCTCAATACGGTCTAAATGTCTCGGCATAAATCCCCCACTAATTCACCGGCACCCAGCTGTCATCCTCCCAAATTTCTTGGATTATCGACTGGATAGATTGATACTCTGTTTCGTCTTTGGTGCCCGTCACCTGCAGCAATGTGCTGCTACTGCTGGCAACACGAAAACGCGCATTTGGGAATTGCGGACTAATTTTCTTTTGTAGTTCATTAGCAAGTGCGGCCATAACAGGCTGCGACACCTTAGCCTGTTTATCAAAAAGGACCTCTACTCTCATGCTCCCCCCTCGATTTATTGCATAGCATATTTGAATTTACTGGTACGACACTGGCGCTCTTCGGCGTTCTTCATCGTCATAATTATCCAGCTTGTCGATCAGCTGCGTGGTCAGTTCATTAATCCAGACCAGTGCCAGTTCTTTATCATCTCCACTACATACGTCCATCGACACAACCCGTGCGATGAGTTGGATACGCTGCAATGCGAGAGACTCCGTGAGAAGATCAGACACAATTCCTCCCCCTTCACCATTTACTGTGTATTTATACAGTATATCAATAGATTTTAAACGGGAAGAAGTTTTTGACCAAAATATGATACCGATTAAGAGTTACCGTAAATAATCCCCATCTGTTCACGGGGATTTAACGAATAGACAACGTAATAGGCTGTTAGATAACCGCTTTATCTTCGGCTAAATGCTATTAGCTTCTGAATTTTGCTCAGATTAATGCGTGCTTTTTCTAACCTTTCTTTATCAGCAACACTGTGACTCTGTTCAGCTTGCTCCCTGACATAATCAGCCAGATAGCGCTTAAGACATTTTTGTTGATGGCGCATATTAGCGGCATTGCCGCGCTGGTCGATCATCTCAGCAATCTTTATAGTTTGCCGTTTATCTTTCGCCTTACGCTGAAAAATTGCCCCCGTACTATCTCCTCGATAGATCGCATCCCCCACCTGAACGGTATGGCCTGATGCCATGCGCCATGCTTCTGTTTGTGTCAGTTCTATGCCGTAAATCGCCATATCCTCTGTAATTCTTCCCATGGCGTCACCTGCAGCGGCCAATGCAGCCGCTCTTTTTTCCATACGGCGTTGAATAGTTGTGGCGGATTTACGGTGCGCCTCTTCCAAATCAGGGCTACCCGTAAAGCCTTCACGCTGATTTTTCGGTTTGATTCGACCTTCGGCCCTAATTCTGCGCAACATCTGCCGCCGTTCTTTCGAGGTAATGTTGTCAAAATCCAGCGTTATCGGTTCTGTTATGTCCGGTGTCGGGTCTAGCGATCCAGATCCCCCCGTACAGTTATTGACAGAACTCCGAGAGGGCGCAGGAGCGCCCAAAAGGTCAACGGCCAAGTCAAGGGCACGCTTCGGCACAATCTTCCACTGCACCGTGCGGGTAATAATTGGGATGTCCATGCCAACAGAAGGAGAGAAAACACCTTTAATGCGTGTCGTTTCTTCGCCGTACTCGTTCAAATCCTCAGCCTGTTCGTAATAAGTACGCACCACCAGATCGTCACGGCGAACAAATGGACCGCCCTGCGCGTTGATATATCCCGCCCAGTCGCCCACATCAGCCGCGTCATGCACAGCCGCAAACTCAACGCTTAGACCTAGCGCAGTTTCAGGATCAGCCATGCGGCGCAGTTCACGATAAACCGAGACCGGCGCACCACCGATAAACTGAAACTGGCGAATACGCCAACGTGCAGCCCACGC